CCTTCTTGCTCATGCCAGTACCTCGTGCAAGGGCTGCTGCTCCAATGCCATACGTGGCGCTGTAGTTAACAACCTTGTAGTTCTTGCGTAACTCCTTAAGTGACCTCTCACCAGAGTTGTGCTTGTCGATGTCACTTTGATTGATAAGACCTGCGTGTAGTGCTAAGTCTAAGTGTGGATCAAACCCCTCACGGCTCATCTCGTTCACATAGTCAGGGTCTAGTGGCTTCATGTAGTGACGCTTTGTCGTATCCTCAAGGGACGTCATGTCAGCACCACACAATACATAACCTTCTGGACACATCAGGCACCCTCGGATCACATCACCATAAGGCTTGTCTACGCTGGGTAGGTTCACCAGTGGCTTGAAGTGCTTAAAGCGGAACGTATTAGTTAGTCCAGCGACACCAGCCTGTAGGTAGCCATCTGTGTGACCCTCTAAGAAGCTCTTTAGTATCCCTGCGCGGTGAGTGAGAACAGTAAGGCCATCAAGCAAGTCAACAGCAGCATCAACAGTAGAAAGTTCCCTAACGCTACTACATAAGTCAGAGCCTTTGCGTACTTGCTCAATTTGTCTTGTCTCTCCACTCTTCTTATCCCTTACGAATTTAAATGTACGTGGTTCCCAACCTAAAGACCGCAGCCAGTCCTTAACCTGATCGTTAGAGTTAGGGTTGCCTCGCTCCTCACCCGTCTTAACCTTAAAGCCTATCGTCGTCACAGACTGCTTGTACTCCTTGCAGAGAGCCACCCACTTCTCACCGTGTGATGATAGCTCTCCGTCCTTCTTGTGCATAACCTTTGGCTTTGTTGCCATACGTTCTAGGACACGCTTAGGCATAGCATCTGCGAGTTGCTCGACCTTCTCCTCTTTGAGATGGCTGATGTGGAAGTAGGCTGCTTGTGCCTTTGGTACGTCTAATTTCCACTGTAGCTCTTCTTGCTCTTGAGCGCACTCTAGCTTGAACGACAGATAGTCAATGAGACGGTTTTTGTCTTCTGGTGTGTCCTTGTACAGTTTGTTTAGCTTAAGACTTAAGTCACGCCATAGACGGTTGTTGATCTTAACGTCATCATTGCACCTGTGAGCGTACTCTTGAGGCGTCAGGGTGTTCCAGTCCTTAATCACTGGCTTAGGCACTCCGTACTCCTCTCCGTAGCCCTCAAGCCCATGCTTCATGCGTCCGTGGTTGATGTACCAACTTAGTGCTAGTGTGTCGATCAGCCGTGCTGTTACCTTGATGCCCAGCAGCTTTTCCACTGCGGGGATGTCAAAGCGAATGATGTTGTGGCCTACAAGTGTTTCGCTGTTGAGCAATACATAGCGCATCTCGTCATAGTCATGCGTGTGCTTTACTTCACCCATATCATTAGACCAAGACATGACATGAATTTTGGTCAACACATCTAATAGACCATCTGTTTCAATGTCGAATACTGTTGTCATAGTGTTTCCTTAAATACACAAGTGCCTTCTCTACACCCGCTGTGTTATCTCCTAGCTGACCTATGCCAGCATTACAATACCTGCATATCCAACCCCTAAAATAGCCTGTGTCATGACAGTGATCCAAAACTATATCTTCTGACTTATTGCCGCAACACATGCAAAACTCTGTTTTAGGTGGCGCTTCTCTTTTTAGGACGTTCCTAAGTTTTACTTGTTCGTTGATGCAAGACCTGCACCTACCATCATGGTTATCCTTGTGTCCCCTGTGCTTGGAAAAATTAGAGAATAGTTTATACTCTTTACAAACTATACAAGTCTTTCCTTCGCCTATCTTTGGTGTCTCCTTTACTGGGTTACCAAATAGGTCATACTTCACACCCTATACCTCCCTTAATGTGAACGTATCTAAGTTAAATCGCATTGTACCCGCTGCACCCTCTTCTGAGCATGGGCGGTTCTTCTCAACGCGAATGTGTGTCGTGTTTCGTTCCTCTAAGCTATCTGCTTCTTTCTCTCGTGACAAGTCAATAACGACAGAAGCACGTTGTCCAATCATTTTGCAGTACTTAGGGTCGCCATTGTCATTCGTGTGAGCGATAGTCACGATCCCTACGTTAAGCTCTGCTGCCAGCTTAGACAGACGGATGGATAGATCAGCAAGCATTGCCTCTTTACCTTCCTCAGATGATCCTACCACTACGTCTTGGATAGGCTCAAAGAATACAAACTTACATCCACAGGCTTGACTAAAGTATCTGATCTGGTCGCATAGCTCTTCTGCACCCTGACCGTCACCCATAAAGAACTGGTAGTACAACTCATCCTTCGTGAGCTTCTGGATAGCTGCAATGACCTGATCGTTAGCACCTTTCTCCTCAATCAAGTCCCTGCGTGTCAGGTTGTCATTACATTCGTAAGACACAAGACCTAACAGAGAGCGTAACTTAGTCTCCTCAACGTGCATTGCAGCGATTGGTACGCCCTTCGAGATCATGTTGTACTCAAGGTATCGCATGACCTCAGTCTTGCCTATTCCTGTCGGTGCCTTAATCACTGTGAAGTGACCTTGCATCAGCCCCAGTATCTTATCGTCTAGTGCTTGGATACCTGTAGGCACATACTCATGCTCTGGTGCATCCTGATACAGCGACAGGAAGTCCTCTGTAGTGTTCATCACGTTCTCTGGCGTGTACTTACTAGCTGCCCACCATGCGCTCTTGAACTCTGCACCCTTGCCATTCTTTAGGAAGTCATTGGCATCTTTGTACGGGTGATGATTGACACGGTAGACCTTGTTGGGGAACAGCTTAGAAATCTTATCCGCTAAGGCATTACCAGCATCGTCTGTGTCTACTGACAGTACGATCTTCTGGAAGCTATCTAGCCACTCCTTGCAGTTCTCCCAGAGCTTCTTAGAGGGCGTAGCAGAGGGTAACGACACAACAGGGTTAGTGTAGCTGCTCTTTAGTATCTGAGACACTGAGAGAGCGTCTAGTTCACCCTCAGTGATCGTAACCATCTTAGAGCTACCAGCGGTAAACAGGTTCATGCCGAACAGTTCATCACCCTTGAAACCTGACTTAGCGTAGAAGCCTTTCTCCTTGAGGTTCCGTACCTTAATTCCGCCGCTGGGGTACACGTACTCTTGACGATCCCCGTAGGTCAGAACTCCGTAGTCCTCCATTGTGCGGCTCTGGATGCCTCGCATGGTTTCATACTTTCCATCGCTGGGTGTCTCGATCAGCTTTGGTGTGAATGTCATCTTGTTATCTCCTTTTGTCGGGTACTTCTCATCCGCCCAATCGAAGGTCTTTCGACTGGATGGATAACCTTGTCCACAAGCGTGGCACTTTCCGAAGCCTTCGTCGTTATAACTAAAGGCGTCAGAAGAGCCACACGTTTCATAGGGACATTCTTGGTGGGCATGTTCAGCCATGTGGCTCTCCTTTGTTTATGTTATACTAATGTATCTTCAGAGAATTTTTCCAACCAACCTTCATAGGTAGCAACCTCTTTTGAGGTTAGGTTCCCTTTGAAAGTATTCCACGTATCTAGGTTTGCTTCCTTTTCAGCATCTAACGCAGCTAGTAAGCTCATACCAAGGGCTAGTTCGTTTTTAGCTGACGTTAACTTTTTAACCGCAACACGCTTGAGTGCCACTTTATCTGCAACAGCTAAGAGGACGGCAGGGATTTGCTCACGGTAAGTATCTTGATATGGACGCATAAGCTCGCTTTTGCAACGATTGTGAATTTCGTTACGTGCAGTGCTATCTAGAGAGGCACGATAAGACGGACCAGAGCTAATAGCTTGCTTTATCTTAGAGGCTAGGGCTGTTATCTTGTTATCTTCCGAGCTTTTGTCGAAGTAGTTCATTACGAGTTGAGTTGCTGATTTAGCCATTGTGATATTCCTTACTTTGAGTTGATTGACACGACATTGTCGTTAGTTTCAGTTAGAGTTATTTCAACAGCCCTTGATAGCTGTAGTGCTAAGTCTTTAAGTTCCAGTAGTATCCCTTCTGTTTTGGCCTCGCCATACTGCTTATGTACCTCAAGAGTGATTGCCCTAGATAGCTCATAGTCGCTGATGCCTCCGGTCTCATTTACAATCTCGTACATCCGCATGTTTGCTCTGACACCAAGAAAGCAATTGGCAATGAAATCTATTGTATGCACAATTGGATCAGTGTTTGGTGTGCGCCCTTTTCCACCACCTGTTCCACCACCTTTTGGTGGCTTACTCTCACCTTTAGCCTTCACAGCCTTCTTATCCTCCTTCATTTTAGCGTGAGCGCCGCGAGTTGTCCGAACACGAGGGTATTTTTCTGACATCTCCTGACGTTGCTCAGGAAACTCTGCTGCCCAAAGGAGTGCTGTGACTTCATTTTTATCAATCTGTTTCCTCAAGTTTGGAAAGTTGAGGAAACAGAATTTATTGAACCCTTTGTGGCCCTTATGTAGTTTGCGACCCTCTAATAAAGTATTACCAA